GGCCTGGGTCGTGAACTCCACGTCCACCTTCGAACGGTTCAGCCGAACCGTGTTGAAGAGGTTGTTGAGCGCCTGGACACCGTCGAAGGTGGTCAGGTCGACCGAGGTCGAAAGCGCCGACTTCCACCATGCGTACACAGCGGGGTCGATGCCGGCGAACGAAGTCGCGTTCTTGACGATGACCGGGATGCCGTTGAAGTCCTTGCCGCCGTTGCCGACGGAAGCGGCCCACAGCATCGCGTTCAGGTCGTCCGCGATGGACAGCTTGAGCTGGTCCACCTTGGCCTGGAGCAAGGAGATGAGCTGGGCTGCCCCAGCGTTCTTCTTGACTTCCTCGCCTGAGATGGTGACGGAGCCCGCGTGCTGCTTCCACTCGAACTCGGCCCAGCCCAGCCCCTCCTGGGGCGTGGTGTCGATGACGTCGTAGCCCGAGTAGGTCGACACCGTGTCGTTGAAGGCGGTCAGCAGGGGTCGCCTGATGACGGTTCCGCCGTCAACGTTCACGCGCGACTTCATGTTGAGCCACGCCGTCAACGCGTTCTCGTTCGAAATCTGGTCACGGAGGATGGGACGCACCTTGTCAAGGGTGGTCGTGACCAGGATGTCGAACTGGTCTGCGTAGATGGACATTTCTGTTCTCTCCTACTGCTCGTCGGAGCTCGCAGGCTGACTCGTCAAGACTCGCTTGACGGCCGTCTTCCAGCTGTGACCCGTCTCTTTCTGAGCGGCCATGGCCGCGGCCTTCACCGCGTCGCGCATGGACATGCCGGGTTGCACAGCTGCCGGCTCGGCGGAGCTCGACCGGGGCTTCACGCCCGCGGCCTGCTCGCGCTTCCCAGCGTCGCGCCGCGCCTTTGCGGCGAGCGACTCGACCTCCCGCTTCACGGGGGCCGTCAGCTTGAAGTACAGGTCGGCCGGCGTCAGGACCTCCTCGCGGAGGGCGTAACGCAGGACCTCTTCGCGGGTTCCCGGGAGCTCGCCGTACGTGGACTCGAGCGTGTCGAGCTCGGTGTTCCACGACGACTGGTAGTCCCGGACCTGCTCACGGTTCGTGAGCGTCGCGACCTGGTCCTCCAAGGCGAGCTGGTTCCGAGCCTGCCGGATGATGGCCCCCTTCATGGCGTCGGGGATGGAGAAGTCCTCGGGGTCGATGCCGTACACAGCGAGGAGCTGCGCATCGGTGACCTCTTCGACCTCTTCCGTCGACGCTTCGGGAACCTCCAGCGGCTCGGCGAGCTTGGCCTGGAGCTTGCTGATGGTGCTGTCCTGTTGCGAGAGGTGGCGGATGAGAGCGGCCTTCCTCTCGACCGGAACACCGGTCAGGTCAGTACCCCAGTAGGAGTCCGTGGCTTCGGCTGTGGCGAGCTCCTCAGCGGTGAAGGTCTCGCTCTCGGCCGGCACGGAAGTCTCTGCGGGTGCCTTGGCCGTACTGGGTGGTTCCGCTGGTGCCTCGAGTCCTTCGTCGGGGTCCTCGGCCAGCTCCGTATCGAACGTCGCCAGCTGTGCCTCGAGGTCGTCCTCGGGGGTGTACTTCGACTCGGTCAGCGCCTCAGCGATGGCGCTCTCGAGCCCTGCTTCTGGTGCCATGGTGCATCTCCCTGCGTTGTACCCTTCGCCCTCGGCGCGATTGCGCTGTAGCTTGGGCCTCGACACTTCGTTGTACGCCAGAAGTGGCGTACTTTGCAGGTCCCGAGGGACTCGAACCCCCACCTTCCGCTTTTGGAGAGCGGCGTCCTACCGTTGGACCAGAGACCTTCGTGCAATGTCATTGCCGGTGGGTGGCCAAACCCACCGCCCGCGCCGGGAACCACCCCGGGGTATGACGCTGGCGGGACAGCGTGCCGGCTGGTGAGGCCGGCTAATGCCTACCCGCGCTTCGGGCCCCCACCGTACATGGAGCCGTACGCGACGTTCTTCTGCTGCCCCTCGGCGAAGACGTTCGCCGCTGCCGTCTCGGCCAGCTGTCCGGCCTGGGCTTCCTCCTGGGTCTTCACCATCTTGCGAGTGTCCTCCGGGTCGAGCCCGGCTTCTCGCAACACCCAGGTCATGATTTCGGCTCGGTCGGCCTCCGGCATGGGGAGCAGCATGTTCGCGACGAAGATGGCGCGCTGGAAGCGCTCTTCGCGCGTGAGGTTCTCCTTCGGCGTGAGGGCGATGTCGATGTCGGCCTCGACGGCGATGTCTTCCTTCGTCCAGGTCCACTCGAACTCTTCGCCGGCGTCGGAGATGTAGGTCGCCATGCGCTCCGCGTCGTAGAAGAGCTGCATGAGCTGGAGGGCCGTCGCCGCGATGTCGAGGTACCACTCCTCGAGGCAGGACCGGCGCTCGCCCTGGCGCGCCTGGCCACCGGTGGTGACGAGCTGCGCCTCGGTCGCGGTCGTGCGCTTGGAGGGGAAGACGCCCCGGGTGATTTCGTTCTGCCCGGTCGTCTCCTCGATTTCGGCCTGGATGCGCTCCTGGAGGTCGTAGATTTCCTGCTGGACGGGCGGGATGGCCGGCTGGCCTATCTCCTGGAACGTGTGCTGGTTCTCGAGCCCGACGTACGCCATCCACTCGTCGCTGCCGAGCGCCTTGCGCCCCTGCGCGCCGAGCGCGTCCTTCGGGCCGAAGACCTTCGGGATGGAGCGCTGGACGTGCGTCGCGATGTTCGCGCGGTAGAAGTCGAGCTCCTCGAGCGCGGGCATGATGACCCGCATGTCGCCGAGGCCCTCGAGGTTGTCGGGGTCGTCACGGATGATGAGCGGCTTGAACGGGTTTCGGTCCTCGAGGTCCATGTTGAACATGAGGGGGTTCGGCCGCTGGTGCAGGATGAGGTCGACCTTGTTCTTCGGGTAGACCGTTACGAGGCCGGTCTCGAGGTCCCACATCTCGATGACCGTCACGCGCATGTCGTCGGCGGTGTCCTCGTTGGCGCCGAGGCCCTCGACGTCCGCGTAGTCCATGCCGCCGCTGACGTTCGTGTCACCCTCGAGCTCGTCCAGCTTGCGCTGGCCCTCGGTCTTGCCGTACCGCTCGAGCACGAACTCGACGTACTGGGGGTTGAACCGGACCTCTTCCGCTGGGAGTTTCGTGAGCTGCGCGACCCAGCGCGCGTCCTCTATCTGCTTCGCCGACACGTCGTACCGGATGTCGGTGAACGGCACGTAGTCGACGCACACGCGGTCCCGGAGGATGATGGGGACCTCTTCGGTCATCGCCACCATCTTCTCGAGCGTCGCCGTGTCCATGTCGGGGTCCTTGCCGAGCAGCTCGGCGACCTCCGCGCGCACTGCGGCCGCGGGACGGTCGCGGACCTCCGTGTCCTCGGCGTAGTCGTAGTACACCTTCGCCCAGCCGATGTCCACGATGAGCGCGTCCTTGATGGCCTTCTTGGCCCGGCGCTGCATCTTCGTGTCCTTCATCGCCTGGTTCAGGCCGCCCTCGGCCGCGAGAAGCTGCTCCGCGGTGGCCTTGCCCTTCCGCCGGAGGATGAACTCCACGTCGACGGCGGTGAGGGAAGAGAACATCGTGTCGATGGTGCCGATGCCCTGCGTGACGTTGACGCGGAGGCCGTCCGGCGTCAGCTGGTCCTCGGTCGGCTCGTTCTGGTACCGGGCGAGAAACTGCTTGTACCCGGGCTCGCGCTTCTCGTAGTCCACCTGCGCCATGCGAAGCCGCCGGTTGTAGACCTTGAGCATCGTCTCCTCGTCTTCGTAGACGCGGAAGACCGTGTTCTTCGTCATGGACGGATGACTCCTTCGGCGCTGAACGTCGGTTTCGACCGAAGGCGCCGCGCGCGGCCCGACGGGTTCAGGACTTGGTCGAAGACGTGGCCGTAGGTGTTCGCGGCGAACGCCTCATCGCCCTCGACGGACTCCGCTTCGCGCGGCCCGAAGGGCAGCAGCATCGTCGCGGCGTACCGGAGAGCGTCAACGTAGTGGGATGTCCAGTCGTGGACTGGGTCTTTCGTGGCCTTCATGCCGTCGGCGTCGAGCTTCCACTTGTGGGAAGCGAGCGCCTGGCTGACGACCTCGGCACCCTCGCGCTGCACCCAGACCTTCTCGCCGGCCATGAGGTTGTTCAGGATGCGGAGGGAGAAGTCCTGAGGCCGCTTGGGCACGGGCCCGACCGGCACGCCGGCCGTGTTCAGGTCGGCGATGATGCTCGAGCCGGTGCTCGGGTTCCGCTGGATGCCAGCGGGGTCCCCGTAGTCGCCCTTGGTCTTCACGCCGCCGAAGCGTTCGCGCAGCGCGGTGTGGTACGCGTTCGCCCAGTCGGCGGACGTCCACTCCTTCTCGCCTATGGCGTACAGGACGCGGAGCTCGGGGGTCTGGACGCGGGGGCCCTTGTAGGAGCCCTCCCTGTCCTGCCACTTCACCTGCATGAAGAGGCAAACTCCCAGGTCCCCGTAGCCGAAGTCCCAGCCCGAGTAGAGCGGGAGCTCGGGGTCGTACGCCACCTCGGCCTCGAGGCAGAAGCGCTGCGGGTCCCAGTACGGGAACACGCCGCCTTCCACCAGGCCGATGAAGCGGCCCAGGACCTCCTGCTCGTAGAACCGGCCCGAGTAGTTCGAGCTCAGGTTCTCGATGTAGCCCTCGGGGAGAGTCTTGTTCTGGACCGTGGGGGCGTTGAACCAGACAGCCTTCTCGACCTTCGTCGGGGAGTCCTCGTTGAACACCCGCCACATCCAGTCGTAACCGTTCGGCGTGCTGGTCACGAAGCCGCTCGTCCTGTAGCCCTTCTGGCGGAGGCGAGCGGTGAGGATGTTCCATGAGGCGTGGCCGCAGTTGCGGCCCTCCTCGATGAAGAACCACGCGTACTCCGGGCCACGCATCCAGTCCGGCCGGTCGAGGGACCGGAGACGGATGACCGACCCGTTGATGAGGGTCAGCTCCTTGGTGGCCTTGCGGTAGTCCTTCTTGAAGTTCGCGAGCCCGGTCGTCTCGACCATGGCCTCGAGCTGGGGGACGATGTTGTCGTTCAGCACAGGGTACGTGCTGGCGGCGACCACCCCGCGAGGCGCGTGGTACTGGGAGCCGACCTTCGGCTGGAGGCAGAGGCGGAGACCGCGCGCGAGTCCCGCGAAGGTCTTCCCACTGCCGAGGCCGCCGATGAAGGCGGCAAACTGGGCGTCTGACAGGACGAAGTCCGTCTGCGCCCCGGGGTTCAGGTTCAGCTCAGGCATCGGGCCCTCCCGGCCCTTGCGCAAGGTTCGGAGCTAACCTTGCATTTGGCGGCTCGCAATGCAAGGTTAGGGGTCCAACCTTGCATTCAGCGGCCGGCGAACATCAGCACCGCGATGGTGACGTGGAAGAACCCGACGAGCATGAGGGCGCCCCCTATGGGCCGTCCCCAGCGGGTCGGGTGAACGTGGGTCCAGGCGTACTCGCGGGCGGACAGCGAGGCCGGACAGTACGGGCACTTCACCGGAACAGGCCTCGCGTGAACCACGCGACGTCCTTGACCTCGCCCCACATCAGGCGGAGCGGCAGGACCCAGATGAAGTACGCCTTGCCCTTCACGTGCGGGCCGGCTCGTCCCAGTCGTCCGGGACGAAGAGGGGGGAACCCCCGGGAAGGAGGTCTGCCGGCGAGTCGAACAGGTGGTCGGTCTCCATGCCCTTCTGGCGATGCCGCGAGCAGCAGAGCTGCCAGCCTGTGACGCCCCACGCCGCGCAGGCGAACAGGAGGAGCAGGGTCAGCATGGAACCTCCTTACGGTCTCTCGGTCCAGATGTAGTCGCACGCGAGGCACCGGAGCTCGAGCTGAGCGCCGTCTTCGGCCGTGGCCGCCATTTGGCGGACCTCAGCCTCCGTGGCGAGGCAGAACGGGCAGGGGAAGCCGGAGGCTCTCACTCGCCGCCCTTTTGGATGTAGCCCTTCACGAAGTCCTCGGCGTTCTCCTCGAGGACCTCGTCGACCTCTGCCAGGAGCGCGTCGAGGTCATCTTTCAGCGCCTGCCGGCTCGAGGCCTTCTGCTTCGCCGTCGGGTCGACCATGGTCGGCCGCGGCTTCGAGCGCACCTTCGAGCGGACGTATTTCCGGGTCATGAGGGCTCGAAGGGCCGGACGTAGTCGATGCGCTTGAGCGCATCGACGAAGGCGCTGTGGTTCCGTTTCAGGTACTTCGCCTCTGGCGTCTGCACCAGGTAGGTCAGGTCGTCGATGAGGCGCGAGAGCAGCTCGGCCGTTGCTCGTGGAGCGGAGGCCGAAGCGGGGCGCAAGCCGTCCGATGCCGGGGCTTCCTCCCGCTCGAGCTCGGAAGCTACGAGCTGGGCTCCGGGACGGTCGTCTGCCGCCATCGCACTATTCTGCCGGCGCCGAGCCGAAGAGGCTCGCCGCGGAAGGGGGTTCGGGGGACGTTTCGGGCTCCTGGCGGGCCCCGGGCCGGCCGAGGCCGTACGCGAGGGCGGTCTGGAGCGCTTTCAGGCGGTCGGCGGGCTTGAGCTCGCCGAAAGAGCCTCTTCCGAGGGCCGCATCGAGCAAACAGGCGGTCAGGCGGGGCAACTCGGCCTCGATTTGCTGCTCGGGGGTCAAATCGCGCCGCGCGCGGACCTCGGCGGAGCGCAAACCGGCCGCTCGGGCCTTTTCCGGGTCGGAGAAGGGGGGAACGGCGCTCATTCGGCGTCCGGGGCGGCGCGGTCCCATGAAGGGGCGCCCTCCGCGTACTTCGCGGCCTCTGCGCGGGCCTTCGAGGACCCGAGCGACGGCCAACCGAAGCGCGAAACTGCTGTTTCACCGACTGGGGCGTACAGGCGCCTCGCGGCGGCCGTCGCCGACGCCAACTGGGTGTTCAGCGCGCTGTTCCGGTCCATGTTGGCTCCCTGGTGATTTCGGTGTTCGGACAGAACGGTGGCGGGGCTCGCGGCCCGGTGCGCATTCGACCTAGGCCGTCCGACTCTTTGAAACTCCCAGGGCCTACTTCCCGTTTCACCGAGCCAGCTGCCCTGGCGTTTCACCGAGCTCAGAGGCCTCATTTGGAAGAGCCCTCTACTATTAGCCCCGCCGCACAACCAAAAGTACATTTCCGCTGGTCAGCGACCACATTCGGGGCCCCCCGTCGGGGCCCCTGGAGCCTCAATCTGGGGGTCTGCGTGGGTAGATGTC